GTTTCCGATTGCGCTCAAAAAAGGTAGGGGTCATACGATCGCGCTTTCCGCTGTTGCATTTGATACAAGCTGCAACCATATTCGTAGCTTCATCTGTGCCGCCCTTGCTGATGGGTATCAAGTGATCCACAGTATTAGCCTCTTGTCCGCAGTAATGGCAGGTGAAATAATCGCGTAACAATACCTCGCTTCGAACTCGCTTGTAATATGCAGAGTTGTATCGCTTGTGACTCAATGCCAGCCCTTAGTCTCAAAGTGATGCAATGCCTTGCAACTGTCATCGTATCTGTGACGTATGTATTTGATAGAAGCCCTTATCTGAGCTTGAGGACTTAGGTCTCGATACCAAGTGGAACGCATTTGGCCCAGCCCATAGTGAGAGCCATTCCTAGCCTTTGGATTCCATCTGCTCTCATAGTGAATGAGCCAGTTAAAGCATTGAAACTCTCGCCAAGTAAGAAGGTTATAGGCATAAAGCTTTAGATTCATATCTGCTTTAGATGGCGTTGTATTTATATTTGTAAGAACGGCAGCGGTGAGGGTCAGAGTCATCAGACGAAAGACAATAGGCCGCCCTAACACTCGGCCGACGGGCTGCCTTCGGGCCCCGCCTTCGGTTCGAAGTGTAATCACCTTGTCAAGCACCATATCTACCTAATTCGCCCTAAATTGGACATATTTAATGCTGTGATATTGCTCTCACCATAAGCGTAAAGTGCCGTTCTAAACACTATGGGTTTTGGTTTTAGGCCGTCAGGCCGTTCAAATGCAAAGTTGTAAATCAAAGGCATTATCGCACATTGGCTAGCCCATAATTTATCCCACCACTTACCTCTTGTGATAGGTAATAAAGCTATACCTTGATTGTGACTAATAAATTTATCTACCCAAAGAGTCGGTTTGCTATATGGGGGATTCATCCACACATTGCCTATCCATTCTTGTGCTAGCCCATCCATTGACTTATCGTAAAACTTTTTAGCAGGCACATTCGAACCATTTGGGGGACTAGCGACATCAAGATCAAAGACGATCCCAAGAGCATCAAAGAGATGTTTAGGCGTATAATGTTCGTCGCTTTGACCTTTTCCTAAATTGTGATTGGTATTCGTCATTCCAACTCCAATACTTTTCTCACATCAATCTCTTGGCTTCCATTTAATCCAATTATGGCTTCTCTTAGCTTCTCACGTCCATCTCCGTGAAACTTGGTCATTAAGAACGGCTCTGACTGGCTACCTTCCAACCAATCAATTGGCTCACCATTAGGGTCAATAACTAACTCATCAACGTAATTGAATTTATCCAATATCGCATCAACTGACGATTCTCTTACCGATTCAACTATTTCACTCGGTATATTGGCTTTCACCCACTGTACAAATTTACGCTCATTCTGTACAACCCACTTGAACTTCGGCTTACTGGTCGTTATATAGGCAACCACTTCATCGCCTAGTTCAGCCTTTACTCGATCAGCGCCGAGTTCATTCATCTCAGCTTGCAACTCATCCCTTAGCTCGTCCTTGAGGCGCTTTGCTTGGTCTGCTAATAGACTAATCGCTGCTAGTTTCAGACTTAGATCCTTGATTGCCATTCTGCTCCCTTTTCTTTGCTCTGTTTAACCGGACTTCTAATGAAGCCAGATTTACGCCCATATCTCGGGCGATAAACTCTTTGTCAAAGCCCCACTCAAGTAGCTGTTTAATATATGCAATTGAATGAGGCTTTGGCATTACTTCTTCCCTGCCCAGCCATCACCTTTGAAGTGCGCTGGCGTTGCCTTGAATTGCTTTCTCATCTCGACTCCACAATGACCGCAGTTAATCTTTGGGCTGACGTATATGTGAAAGAACTGCTCAATTACGTCCCCACAAGCCGGACATTCGAAATCATATGTCGGCATCAATGAACCTCTCGAGTGTGGCGTTGCCGTTCCAGTAGCGCTCTTTAATGCGCTCTTGGCCATCGGCTATTTTACAGATTCGGCATTTAGCAGCTTTCATCTTGTAATTGCCGCATTGGTCGCAACGCGTTATCTCGTCCTCCCGACTAATCACCCTGTCAATTGGATCAAATAACCGCTGCTCAAAGCAATTCTGACACTCCATTAACCACACCCAATCACCCTCTTGTATCTCTGACTCATACTTGGTGATATAGAAGTGGGGTGTCACCTTCTTACAAGGCCCACACTTGAATGGGTGCATTTCGTTTATTTTTGGAATGTCCATTTGCCATCTGATCCAATTCTCTGCCATCTAGCCGGACATTGAGCAGCTTTGTTGCGCTCTGAGCAGACCCAGCCTCGATACTCTTTGCCGTCCTTGTTCCCTTGTTTGAGAATCATTGGGCCGTGATTGCAGAGCGGAATTTCATCAATTACTTCGGCTCCGAATTCTTCTGCGATAGCCGTAACGTCCCAGACAATCGGCTCAGGATCGTTGGGGCGTTGCTCCTTGATGAACTCTGCAAGCTGAGGTTTTGTTGTCTGTATTGGCTTCTTAGGTGATCCGCTTGGCTTTGCAAAGAAGCCAGCGAGATTGAGAGCTCTCCCAAGAGAGCCTGTCTCCGCAAGTTCCAAAGCATATTGTTTTTGCTTTGATTCGCTGCTAAGTCCTGTCGTCCAAGCCGCAGCATCAGCCTCAGTCCTGTAAAGCTCAGTCTTAACAATATAAACATCGCAATTCGGCGTAAGTGACTCTTCAAGAACGTGAGTCTTAACGCGGTAATCCGGATAGGCATTGATAAACTCCTTTAGGCGGTCTTGCACCGAAACATAATCATCAAGATAGTTCGACATTTAATTTCTCTCTCCCTGCGAATTCATCTATCGCATATTCCAATTGTTCTTTCAAAGACCAGAACGTTCCGTCCGGCCAGTTCTGTGCTTCATTTGCACAAGGTTGGCAGTAAAAGCGCACCTGCATTCTCCGCGTAGGAGTTTCAGATTGCACCTTCCATACAGCTGGCACTTGGGCTTTAAGATGCCAAGTTCCATCTTTTAATTGTCCCCATCGCATTTTGCAATAGTCACACCATTGGTGTTGATTATGATTCCGAGTCAGACTCAACGTCGTCCCAATCTTCTGGTGTTGAAAATCGGCATCTGCCCAAGATAGCGGCGTATCCAATGAGATCGAGATACGAATCTTCGCGCTCTGGACTTTCCACCATTCTTGAGAGTTTGGTCGCGATAAATAGCAGCGCCACGTCAGCTGGGTCTCTGAGCTGAATACCGAGCAACCTCGCGATTTTGTAAATGCGTAATAGATTGTGTCTCGGATCGCCATATTCAAGCCCCCTGTCGTCGAGGGTGTCACCAGCGTCCGAGAGCCAGTCACTTAACGATCTCTCTGACATATTGATTCGAGGCCCTTCCGCGCTTGTAACCTTCATTAAAGGCTTTCGCTTTAACCGACTCTAGTGAGGCATATACAAGCCAGAATCCAATGAACCCAATAATGAGCAGGGTCACTATTTGTTCAGCTGTGAGGTTATGCGACATCAGCGTTCACCCCGAATCGGTCGAGCCAATAAGCTGAGATTTCTTCTCTGCTTAATCGCCCTCTAACTGATTTTCTACCTAACGACTCAATGGCATATCGGCGAATTATTTGGCCTTTGACGTAATTCTTACCATCAGACCAAGCGCCCGAAGTGCTATCAAATCGAATAACTGCTGGATTATTTATCACTTACGCTCCCGTTCTGTAATCCTTAAATGGATTTACGGGATAAATGTATTTAATTAAATGGATTTATACAAGTAAGAGTTCAGAGTGTCGCAAGTCTAAGAACCCACACAGCTTCTCCACTAGCCCTTTATTGGCGTAATCGGTCTTAGCTGGAAGGGCCTTTAATTGCCACTCAGGCTCGTTTATAGCCCCTAAGTCGAACTGATAGACCCCTTGTGGGGTGGAGTTGATATAAAGCGTCCTAGCGCCCGTTCTAGCCCTTATTTCGGCCAGATAATCCCACTTCTTCTTCTCAATCAATAGTGTGGGATAATGGGTGCGGCGGCACTTCATCTCAATATAGGAGTCGCTAGTGATGCCGTCGTGGCGGTCGGTCGGTGAGACTGGCGTTAAGTCTGGATAGACCGACTTAAGCGCCTCAAATAGTTCCACCTCGCGAAGGTAAATTAGTCGTCCTCTTCCCAATCATCGAGCGGATTTTTTATTGGGTCGCTCGGATCAACAATCCAATCGGGGTAAGAGCTTCTATCCATCGCAAAGGCCAGAGCTGTGCCTTCGTCCATTCCGGCTTTGCGGCAAGCGTCATAGACTTCTTTGGCAGCAATAGCCCAGAAATCCAGCTTTGTAAGAATTGGCTCCTTCGTCGTTTTGCGACGTTTAGCCACCTTCTTGACTGGCTTCTTAACGCGTTTTCTTGTTGCCACTTCTAGCCACCTTTGCCGAGAGGGCTAATTCTAACTGAGACTCCATCTTGTCGAGGCGCGACACAATGGGGATATTCTCAAGTTTGATGATGTATCTCAGTCCGGCGATAAGGAGGCCGATTGATCCGAGAACGCTGGCGATAGTCGCGGCGAGGTCGGAGGCTGCCATTACTTGACTTTGCCGTAACGCTCGTAATTGGGGTTGAGCCAGTTAATAATGCTAGGCAAGACTGATACTAGAGCCGCATTTGCAATAGCGTCGAGATCCCAGCCCACCGCTAGATATGTCGCTAGAGCCGTCGCGAGGAATGTTTTCCCCCAGCTTTCCGCCATCAGTTTTAATTCCTTCATTTTGTTTATCTCCTTCGAGGTCGAACCATTTGCCGTCGTTATCTCCCAAAGTTGTAAAGCTGATATGAAAGTGATGCCGGTGAGGATTGATGCCTTTGTATTTGCGCCACTTCCAATTAAGAATGGGCGAAGCAATACGGCCATCAAAGATAATATATTTAATTCGCTTATCGCCTTTCTTGGCGCATTTGCGAATCTTCTCAACAACCGAGTGGGCCTCTTCCTTGTGGGCCTTGAGATCAGCGTCAATATCTAAAGCTCGGACGATTCCGTTTTTATCGGGATTGTGATCCGATTTGCGAGCTGAGTGGCGAGTGTCGCCAATCCAGCCGTCGCTTGTCCGGTCGCGCTCGGGATAATCGTCATCGATCTGCTCCCGAAGCTGTTGCCCCGCTTTACAAAGTTTCGCCATACTTCTATTAGAGTGTTCCGCCTAGTTTGGCTGCCTTTTGCTGTTCTTCCCAGACCGCCTTTGGCATTGACGTAAATTGGCCATTGCCTCTGTCAATGATGACGTGCTCTACTGTTTCGCCGTTTAGGTTTTCGATTTCAATTACTTGATGTGTCATTTTACAACTCCGCACTCAATCCAACATAAGCCGATGTTGAATTATTAGTTAATAATTGGGCAGGTCGATAAGCCGTTCCACCAGAAGCAACAGCGCAAGTCAATGAGGTCATTGAACTACCAGCAAAGTCAATAGCAATAGAAGTGATTGCAATTGTGCTTGTATAATCATTCAAAGCCATTGTTGAATAATCTACTGAAGTTGGCGCTATTCTCATTGTTACGGGGTGTGGAAATTGAATAAAAGCGTTAGTTGTGCTGTTAAATGCTCCATTGGCTAAACGTTGATAGAGTGTTTGTCCACCTTGTCGGAAGTAATACCTCTGGCAAGCGGCTAACTCCCCTGCGAGTGTGTTGCCTGCTCTCTTAAACTCGGTAGGAACGCTGCCTAGTTCCATTTGAACGCCTGTGATTTCAACCCAGTCGTTTGCTCCTGCTGTGCCTGTTGGTGTGTAACTGAACCAAAAACCAGTTTCGGTGACGTTGGAAGCAAAAGTAACTGTTACTGAATGACGTGCCCAAGAAGTTGTGATTGTTCGGGTTGTATTCGCCACAGTCGTAGAACCTGTGTAACCAGCGGTGTAAACGTTCTGGTCTGTTCCTGTTCCTGTGTACCATTGAATTCCGAGTGCGCTTGATGCTGCGGAGAAGTTTGCCCCAGCCTTAGCCCAGAAAGATAACGTTACTGTCTTGCCTGCAAAGCGATATGAATCGGCAGACTCCATTGAATAAACTGCAAGAGGTGTTCCTGTATCGGTTGAACCATTATTGCGCTGCATACGCAACGAATACTGAATACCATCTAGGCTGGCAGTTTGACGGCTATATGTTCTAGCAGTTGATACGTTCATCAACCAGCGGTCTGCCCCATAAACGTTACCTAGTGACCCTGTAAAAGAAGTGCCGCGCTGCCACACATCAAAGCCGCCGTTGATTACGGCGTTGTTATTAACGCCACTCTGGTAACGAAGTCCTGTGCTAGTGGAAGAATCTGCAACGAGTGTTTCGCCGTTGTTGCCTACTGCCAGACGAGCTGGTGTGTCAGCTGCCGAAGCGGCAATGAGATCACCCTTAGCATCAACGATGGCGTTTTGAATGGCGTTGGCATCATCGCTAGTGACCCAAGTGAAGTCCATATCGGTATTGGAAGTCTTGGAGAGCACCTGTCCGGTTGTGCCACCTTTAAGATCAACAAGCGAGGTATCTATCGCGCTGCCTAGCGTTCTAATCGCTAAAGCGCCGTCCTTAACAAGGTCGGTGTCGTCGGGCGTCTCCCACCCGAAATTCGTTGTTGTTGCCATTAACTAATCACTCCAATCGCGTCCTGCCATTCTAGGGTATTAAGCACACTATTCCAGCTTTCTGCCGCATTGACTTGGTTCCATCTTTGGGCGACTGCCGAGAATTCTGTTGGTGAAGCGTTGAGGGTTATCGAAAGGCCCGAGACTGAGGCTCTGAATGTCCAGCCCTCGACATAACCGGTGAATTCGCCACCGAGCAATTGTGGCGGAAGGTTAGTGATGCGAACGGGTTGGCCCATAAAGATGGAGAGCAGCGCATCGCGGTCGCCGTTGTCCATCTCTGGATTTTGAATCGGAAAGGTGATGGATTGGAATAGGTAACGAGGATAGGCGCGAAGCTGTATTACTCGATCCGCCATATCTTCGACGTCTGCCGCGTTCTTGACGTAACTTGAGAACTGCTCGGCATAAAGCCCATAAGTGGCCTGTGAGTCAGCATCTTGGGCGATATATTGGCTGTTAAAGTTGTTGCCGTAATCAATGATGACTTTATTGGCTAATTCGCCCTGTCGCTGGACGATTCCAATTCCTGCGCCAATTGCGTGATTGGCATCGAGGTCGGTGTATCCGTTAGCCACAAGATAGTCCTGCCGATGGCTGGCGTCAGCGTAGCCGATAAGGCCATTGGCGTCTTCGTATAAATATCCAAGAGCTGAAGAAGCGATTTGATTGGCGATGTTAGAAATTACTGCGTCGGTGAGTTGGCGGCTTACCATCGTATATTCACCGGCATCAATATCACCTAAACCAATATTTTCAGCATTAGCCCAAGTCTCTGTCGAATCATAGGTATTCCAAGTTTCGGCAGCTGGGACTTCATTCCAAGAATTGAGCAGTAGATCATCGAGCAGGTCTTGTATCTGTGCGCCGTCTAATCCTTCAGCTAAATTGCCATCAAAGGTTGCCCTTTGTAATCTGCTAAGAGGGCCAATGGCTGTAATGTTAATTGTCGTTACTGCCGCAGCGTTACCAGCTGAGGTGACGACTTGGCGAATGTCCGAGATACGACCGCCGAAGATAGGCACATAAGTCGCTGAACTATTTTGGACTTCGATGAGGATTGAGGTATTGACTGTGAATGAATAAACTGTGTTATCGGTGTTAATAAGACGAAGTGAGCAATAACCAGCAGGGGTTGGCGAGTTAATGTCGGTTCTGCCTGTTGTAATTTGTAGGTCAGCCAAAGTTACTGAGGTGACCTCTGTGCCATTGGCTTTAATTCGCCAGACCGGTGTCCAAGCTGTCATAAGATCTGGGCGTTAGACCTTAAATCGCCAGCGCCAGTTGTGCCGCGATTAGTGGAATTGTTGAGGGCTAGAACGACTGCTCGGGTGAAGCCTTCTTCGTCAATGACGCTTGGAGCATTAACGTTAATAATAACTTCACTCTTAGCTTCTCCAGCTCTTACTGCACCGACGTCAAAGTTTGATGGGATTGCTTTACCGCTTGGGACGCTAAGAAGTAACAAGCCGCCACCGCCAGAGCCACCGCCGCCGGTTGATGGTGTTGATGGTGTGCTGGGCCTGTTAGGGGTCGAAGGAGTGCTTGGAACTGCACCAGTGCTGCCGCCTCCGCCGACACCTCCAAAAGGTAACCCGCTCGATGGAACAGTATTAGGTTGCGATCCACCGCCGATATTAGGAATGGTCGGTACATTGGGCAGGATTGGAATTGCGTTATAAGCCTTGATTACTTTGTTTATTGCGTCAATTGCGTCATTGACCAATCCTTGAATTTTGCCGACGACTGTGCCAATTATGTTGATGACTCCAGAAACTGCAGTTCCAACACCTTTAACAGCAATCAATAAAGCACCATTGAAAATTGGAATAATGTAATCTTTAGTGAAATTCCATAAATCGCGCAAGGCTTCTTCATTATCTTTGAAGGCTTTGATTACCGGATCAATTGCGGTGGTCTTTAATTTTTCAAAGGCAGGAATCGCTTTGTCGCTAAAGAACTTTAATAAATTTTCAAGTATAGGCAGCAAAGCCTTCCCAACCGCTTCTTCCGCTTCATTGAACGCCACTTGGACTCTAGCTATTTTTCCAGCGTAAGTGTCGGCTTGGGTCGCGGCTCCGCCTTTGAAATTATCAGTAAGAGTGGTTACTGCTTTGTCGAATCCTAGAGTTTTAATTTCTGCTGAAGTCAGTCCAACGTTTAATCTTCCGAGAGATCCGGCGTTGCCATCATAGGCTTTGGCTAATGCAATTGCCGCTGTCTCAACGTCAATATTCTTGGTGGCAGCTATGTCCAAAGCCAAATTTAACAATTTTTGGCTTTTATCAACGTCTCCAGTAGCAGTCGCTAGCGCTTGGAAGGCTGGACGTAATTTGTCATCGGCGACACCAAAGGCAAGCGAGAGTTTTGTTATTTGTTTTTCAACACTAGCAATCTGCTTATCAGTAGCGCTGGTTACATTTTTCAGAGCCGTCTCGAGGCGTTGCTGAGCAGCCTCATCATCAATCGCCGCTTTGACGCCATCAACAGCTAACTTGACTGCATAAGCAGCAGCAGCGGCAGCTGCGGCAGCGAAAGCAGCTTTGGCTTTAGCAGAGAACTTCTCTAACTTACCGCCAAAGCCTTCGACCTCTTTAGAGCCGGTATCTAAATTCTTTTTGAGGTTATCAACGTCAGCAAGAATGGATAACTTAAGAGTTCTACTTCCAGCCATTATTTATCCCACTCCTTCAAAATCTTGGAAAACGCTTCTTCCCATTTCTTAACTAGTTCAGGCTGAATTTTGCGAAGTGCTGGATAGATGAAATAGCCAGAATTTCCTCGCCCCTTGCGTGGGGTGCGTCGTGGGAACTGACGATAACGATTAGATCCGAATTCGTAACCTGCCCAGAGGTCTTTAGTTGATCCTCCACCAGAGAAACGCTGAGACGCGAATCCATAAGAGAACTCGCCAATCTTCGAGGTGCTGGAAACTTTAACGCCGCTTGTAATGCGATCGACAACGGTTTGTCCAAAGGTTCTTGTGACGCCATAAGCTTTGACTTCATTCGCGGCATATCGAGCCAGCGCAGAACTTTCGCGTTTAGCCGCATTAGCAGCTTCATCGTCCATCGCTTTGAACGCGGCAATGATTGAACGAAGTTCGCGCTTGTCATAGCTGATTGGTTCATCTGCCACCTTTGCGCTCCTTCAATATCTCAATCGCCGTTAGAACTTGGTCTATGTCAGTCCACTCGCTCATCGGAATACCGGTTGCAATTGCAATCTCGATTATTAGTCGGTTGATGCTTCCGGCTTCGAAACTTTTGGGCTGTCATCTCCAATCGTCATTTCTTCTACCGATAACTCCCATACTTCTTGGGATTTAGTCGGTTTCCCAGCCGCGTCTCGCTTGTAAGCGAAATAGGCTAGGTCGAGGAAGTCCGCTTGCTGGTAAGCCGAAATATCCTTCATCGAATAGATCGACTTACCCGTTTTGCGTTCCCACTTCGCCCACTCTGGGAGTCCAGCGTTGTAGGTGACTTCCTCGCCATTCGTATATTTAATTGTGATTGCTAACTTCATCTCCCGATTCTCCTGATCTCTTAGCTGAAGGTCTCTGTTACTTCACCCTTTGCCACTTTGAAGGTGAACGATACTGTCTGTGCGTCAATGCCTGATCCGCCAGCTGTTGGGAACTCTGGAAGGATTGGGAAAACAAATTGAGCGCCAGTTGCAGCGGTGAGAGTAATGTTAATGTTTGTATCTGGTGCGCTCTCTGCTGCTGCCCAAAGTGCTTCGCATACAGAGTTAGCCTTGCCCCAGTCTGCGAGCATATCAAGCTGGAAGGTGCCTTCAATATTAACTGTCTTGTAAGCCTCGCCATCAAGAGTCTGATAAGTCTCGCGAACGTTGGTCTTTGTCAAGACTGCGTTTGTCGCTTGGGCTTCAATATCTGTTCCACCTGTGAAAGATAGCGAAACGTCGCGACCAGTAATAACTACTGTTGCCACTTTTTCTCCTTAGTTAGTCTGTGTGTAATAGGTGGAAACGCGAATATCTGCAACCAATAAATTGACTGCACCCACTTGCGTTACCGATGGCCGCTCTACTGGGCCGACTGTGTAGCCGTCCGGTATTACTGCCAAAACTGAAAATATCAGCTGCTCGAGATTATCGAGAGATGCTGGGTTGGAAAGATAAGCGACTCCACAAGTGATTGTCATATTAATCTTGGCGTGAATCGTTGAGTCGTTAATTGTGTTTAATTCTAAGTAAGGTGAATCTGGGACAAGAATAACCGCTGGAACTTGCACAGCTTCGGGAACGTATGAATAAACGTTAGCCGAAACGGAGGCGAGTGCAGTTGCCAGCGGTGTTCGGATAGAAGATAAAACTGTGGAGGCAGGCATTAACCCACCATCGCATCGGTATCAAGATAGGGGCCAAGTAGGCCAGTTACCTTAGCCAATAAGTTCTTAGAAAGTCTGTAAGGTGTAACTGCAAAATCTACGCCTTCGATTGATCCTCCAGCGGCAGTTCTGGCTTGGAAGATTTCGACAGAAATAGCCAAAACGGCAGCTTCGACGTTGGCATTTCCCACATAGGTTGATGCGCCAGACAGCGCAGCGTTTCCGGCTGGGATAATGTTCTTTTCCAGTATGTCAGCATTTGTGATGGCGGCGGTAAATACATAGGGGCCAATTAAATCATCTGTAACTGTGTGAGTGCCGTTGAATGGCGCTCCGACACTTGTGATGACAACCGATTGACCTTCGGTAAATTCGTGAATTGTCGCGGTGTGAAAGTAAGCGACATTGTCAGTTAATTCGACTTTATTGACTTTGCTTTGAAAAGTGACAAGCATCGGAAGAATAATGTTTTCTGATGCGTCAATGATGTGATTGAGATATGCGTCGTTATATAGGGAAGACGAGACGCCAAGAATCGTGCGAAGCTCTGAGGCTAAAACAATTGATGGCATCTCGTTTCCTTTCGATCTAGAGGGTGACAGGCCAGCTCGGGAGCGGACTGGCCGTCACTTTTAGGGTTTTAACTACGCAACCATAAAGCGGTATGCACCAGCACCGACCTTTGTTGCCAAAGCGCCGTAGCCGTAATAAGCGACCTCAATCTGGCCGTTTAGTGCGACGTTTGTCTGGAGACGGAAGCGTGAAGACTCATACCAAGTGTATGCGTCTGGGTTGATGATGATAATTGAGTTATCACCAGTTGGAGCAGCGGTTGCGAGGTTGCGTGAAACGCGGAGGTTTAGTCCGAGAACGTTACCGCGAACTGCGCCACCTGAGAGATTGCCACCCTGATTTGATGGGCCAATGAGGTTCTGATAAATCGGACGGCCAGCATCGGCAAGGTTCATAATGTTGCCCCATTGTTCTGGAGAAACGAGAATGTTTGTTGCAGTTCCGAGAGTTCCCTTATAGACGGAAACTGAAGCATCGGATACGAAATCAAGGAATCCGGCTGCATCAAGAGTGCGGTTTCCGCCATCTGTTCCGCCAGCAACAAGGCCAGCGATTACTGCGACGTCTGTTGCCTTTGCGTATGCAAATTCCATCTGACGAACAAGTTCATCAAAGAACGCAGGTGAAGAACGATCAAGGAGTTCAACGGAGAAGGTTTGTCCTCCGGCATACTTCTTAACGGATACTGAAAGGAATTCGTTTGTCATTCCTGTTTCATCAATTGCAGCTGCTTCAGCTTCTTCGCCGACTGTTGGGACTGCGGTGAGCTTAGGAATCTCAAAAGACATTCCTGCATCTGGTAGAACGCCGCTTGATACTGAATCAACAGCTGGACGATCTGCGTTTGATAGTGGGTTGATGATCTCAGTCAATTGACGTGTTGGAATGAGACCTGCGTTGTTGCTTGTGGTGTCATCTGCCGCCATAACATATTGACGAGCAGCATCATCACCGAGTTTAGCGCGAACGCTGTTTTCGAGATATTTCGCCTTTGTGAACTCAAGGCGAGGAGCGGTGTAAAACGCTGGGCGTGGCGCAGCGGCTTCCACCTTAGCAGCTTCTACCGTTTCTTCGGCAGGAGCTGGAACGGTAGTGTCTGACACTTGTTCTCCTTCGGTTGGGTTGTCTGCTTCAGCGGTTGCCGGAGCAGAATCTTCTTTAGGTGCTTCGTTCTCGGAAGCTGCGACTTCGCTAACGCGAGCGCTGTCAATCGCTGGATCAGTTACGAGAGAAACTTCATCAAGGGTTGCTGAGGTGATAAGCATCGTCCCTTTATTGTTTGTCCACTCGTTTATTTGTGCGCCAACGCTGAATCCATCGCGTAGGCCTTCGGTGGCTTCAACTAGCGCATCTTCGCCAGCCATTGTGTTCGCAATCTTAAAGGTGGCAACAATTCCGTTAGGTGTTACCTCGTGGCTCATTAACTTACCAATTGGGCGAGTGCGATCGTGCTCAAGGAGCAACTTCACAGGCTTCATTTCAATTGAGTCAGCTGCGAAAACTGTTGGGCCAACAGAGGTGTTGCCCTGCTCGTTCCAAGTGACAATCGTTCCGCTAATTGTGCGCTTTACTGTATCGGCCGCAGTTACGACCATTGGCATATTAATCTTCATTCGGGATCAAGTCCTCCTCGCGTTGAATTTGCTCAACGCTCATCGCGCCGATGCGGTTTAAGATTTCATAAACTTGCGCTCTCTCCAAAGCGTTGCCGCGTAGGAAGTCGTCTAACGAGAACCGCACCATTACGGGGTTAGGAACGAAATCCGGAAGGGAGAGCCTTTCCTCAATTGCCTTGAGAATCGGGCGAAGTGAGAAATCAACTAGTGAGCGCCGCTCGGACACAGCGTTTGAGTAAGTCATCGAAGTCGTTTCGGCGCTCAAGAAGTAGGCTGGGATTCCGCAAGCCCGAGCCAATTCTAAAGCCACATATTGACGGGCTTCGGCTAATTGTAATGACTTTGGATCAAAGCCAAATTCTTTGAGATCTACATCTGCATTAAGGAAAGCCGTTGAGCGAGATTGACGAGCTGTGCGCCAAGCGCTGAGAAGTGATGAAACTCTTTCAGCTGTTAAGTTTGTGCCGTTGCTCTTAAGAATCATTGAAGGGTTAGGCTCTTTGGCGTAATTAACCGCTGCGTTCTCAAGATATACAGCTGCGCTAATTGTCTTGCCAGCGCGGTGCAACAATCCTTCATCTGGGCCATCAAAGCGAATAAGTGAGCCGACTCCAGAATTAGGAACGGCCATTCCATCAACTTTGTATGACTCGATTACTGTATTGCGAAAATCTGTATCAACTGTTACGCGCTCAGGACTTACGCGAGTCCAAGCTCTGACTCGACCGCCATCGGTTGTCGAATACATTTCCAAAACTTGTCCATAGCCAACGCCATAAAGCCAAATATCTTCGGCAAGCCAGTTATAAATTACAAAGCCAGCAACTCGAGGATCAGGCTGATTGATAACTCGGTGCGGATCTACATATTCGCCAGTAATGCGATTAAATGTTGTGAGAGGTAGTGAGCCGATAGTTCCGCAGATGATATTGCGAGCGCGAGCGACTGAAGGAACGCTCATAGCCAATTGGCGAGTTGAATTGGTAGCGCCGCCAAGAATGTTATAAACAGAATCGGTGATTTGCACCGGAGTTAATGCGGCGGTTACGTCGCTAACCTTTTGCGGCGTTTGCGCGGTTACTTGTGGAAAGAAGAAATCTCTGATAGCACCCATTGAGCCTTTATTGTAAAGGGTCTGTGCTACATAATTACTATATCTACGCCATCGTTTGATTTTGTGGCGAAGTGAGTCGCCATAGCAGATGCCACAGCTCCACAAATAATCGCATTAGAGACTTTGCGGCCCATTACCCAACCGCCGTCACCGAAAGGCAATTTGACGGCGGAAAGGCATTGTTTAGTCAGTTCATCTTGTCCCGAGTGAACTAACCGCTGCGATGAGATTGCTCCCAGTAACTCATCACAGCTTTGGGCATAGTCAAGACCATCTATTGGCTCAGTCCGTATCCCTGCCGGTGCTAATCGCGCAGCAACGGCGGAAGCGGTTCTCGCAGAATAGGCAACGAGCTGGACTGGATACTTTCGCACCCAATCCGCCAAGTCATTAGCCAAAGATTTATCATCGAGGTTAGACGGATTGTGCCAAGTTTGCAGCAGGATTACTTGGAACTTATCACCTTCGAGTTTCTGGCTAGCGACCAGCGCCGCTTGTTTTCTGTCCGGACTGAGATCAATAGCCAGCCAAGTGTCTGCCTCAGGATCAAGTCTGAGACCCTCGACCCGACAAGATTCCCATTGAGACGGATTAATGACTGGATTGATGGTGTCAACCCATTGGCATAAGACCTCTGTGCGCACAATATCTTCAGGGTCTGACAATACGGCGCGGATATTGTCGGGGTGAACTGTGTAGCCAAGTGACGGGTTGGCTTGACAGACACCGAGCCAGAAATCTGATGAATTGTCGAATTTAATTCCATTGGGAGCCGACCACTCGAACCAACCAATGTCATCGGAGCCGCCGTGAATAGCGGCGTAGGCTCTTTCGCGTAATTTGTTTAGCACTATGGAATGCTGATCGCCAGCGTTTGAATAAACCCATATTTGAGGATTCGGGCTAGCCATTTGGGTATAACGCAGGGCAGACCACACATCTTCGTCTTTGTATTCTCGGGCTTCGTCCAAGTGGATAGTTTCGGGTGCGGCAATACCTCGACCAGCTGAGTTATTGGCTCGGACGATATATCGGCGGCCTTCGGTGAATTGCAATTCTTGAAATCCCTTACTTTCTAGCTTCTTAGTGAATTCGGCGGCTAGTCGGGGAGTTTGCTCAATGATTCCGTAGATTTTGTAAAACAATTCGGCTGAGGTTGTTAGTTTGTGAGCTGTGTGGACTTGTAATTTTTCTTTCAAAACGTAGATTCTAAACAGGATTTGAAGCGCCATAAAGGTGCTCTTTCCTTGTTGTCTCGCGCAGAGCAACGTAATTACAGGGTGCGCCCACCTTCCGTCCGGCTTGTATTTAAGCGAGTGATGGGCCAGCCATTGTTGCCAAGGCAGCAGTTCAAAACCAATTTCTTCGCAGAACTTAATCATTTGCTCGCCGTGAGAAGGTAAATCGCTTAGTTTTGTGTGAATTCGAGGGTTTGGCACACCTCGGTAAGCCGATTCGTCCCTAACTCGGGCGATTTCTGTGGATTGCTCCATTAAATTCCATTTTCTTCCAAATAATGCACAGACGAGCCATTTTCAGGGAAAATCTTCCCGAT